CATATCAGGAACCCAGTCATCATCTTCGTTATTGCGGGTCGATGTCACAGATGGCGTGCTATCGATAGGTTGCTCGCTGGTTGGCGAAATGTTGTGGTCAGCACCCTGCTGTGCAGACATCTGCACAGCAGGCACTTGCTCTGCATTTGGCGCAACGGTTGGAATAGGTTGAGTGAACATGTCACCAATACGAGGCTCAAGCATTCGCTCAAGTTCATCCCAATCTGCTGCGCGTGCTGTATGAATGGCAATGCGGGGGTGGTGTGCCCCAGCATAGGCATAGACCCATGTGTCCAAGGGCTCATTACGTTTACCGGGTCTCTTTTCCCACTTGCCTTTGTCCGCGTCGTAATACTCACTGACGATTCCTTCAAAGAAAGTGACAGGCAACTCAGCGCTGTAGCGCACCATGCGATCGGTGGGTTGCTCATGCATGAGGTCACCATCGAGACGGGCAAACAAGGCGCTCTTTGCCGTATCCGTCCCAACCAGCCAGAGGTCCACTCCGTTTTTATCCATGGCACCAGATTCATTGCGTACATCCTGCTTGCTGGGGCGACCAAGGATGGGCTTGTTGGGCTGACTAGCTCCTTTGATGACCATCACATCGTCATGTCGATACTTACGAGCGTATTTGTAGGCTTCGTGAACGGTCACACCATCGCCTGAGTCGATGATGGTCATGCTGACTTTTAGATCTACGCCAAACGAATTTCGTATCGGACGCCGACGGTAAGTAGTGATGACTTTTTCCCAATCCTCTTGGCGACTCGGGTCGCCGGGGATTTCGGTGTAATCCACTGTGTGGCATCGCTCCCCCCTGCCCCATGCAACTAAGTGCAAGGCAAAGTAGCCAGCACGCTGCACGTCCACGCCAAGCGTGAGGATGAGGTAGCCGGGTTGCACAGTACGTAATGGGTAGGCTTCACCGCGCTGTTGCAGTGCCGCCGATTGGATGGCATTGCTGGTGTCTTCGTAGGGTTCACCAAGGTGAAGGTTGACGAAAGTTTGCAGCTTGGCCGGATCGGCTTTAGCTTCAAGAAATTTTTGTGCGCGCTCTGCCCAGCTGAAGCCCAAACCTACGGGGCTGTAAAGCCCATTGATGTGATAGCCCTTCTTGGCAATTTCAGGGTGGCGGTGACGCCACTCTGCTGTGCCACCCATGGCTTTGTCAGCGAGCATCCATGGCTTGTTGCGCTCTTCGATTTCGCTGCCGCAGTGTTCGCAGACGTAGGCGGCAGTGTCTGGCCAGTGGCGTTTTTTACCGTCTTCGTCGGTTGTTTTTTTCCAGCGCAAGTTTTCAAACTTGAGTACTTGCAATTCTAGGCAATGTGGGCATGGCACCCAGTACTGAGCCATGCTGCTTGATTCGTATTCATCGGTGATGACGGACGCACCACGTACCTTTGGGGTACTGGTTTTGAGAATTTTTCGACGTGGAAAGTTGGCTGTGCGCTGCTCAGCCAGTTTGACTGGTGAGCCTTCATCTTTCAGACTGACGGGATAACGGTCAACTTCGTCGAGCGCCAGTTTTTTGATGGGCTTGGATGCCAACTCAGAGGGGCTATTCGACCAGCCAAGATAGAGCACGCCACCGGGAAAGTTTTTTTCAGTGATTTTGTTGCCGCTATCGCGTTTGCGCGAGCTAGGTATCTTGGCTGAGATGCGCTCCATCGCAGTGATGGCGGGGTCAAGACGTTGGCTCACAAAGTCTTTGACAGCCTTCTCGGTAGGCTGGACCACCATCATGGGACCCGGGTCTTGGTCGATGCTCTCGAACACAAAGTTCAACAGCACCTCAGTTTTGAGCACCTGCGATGCGGCCATGATGACCACTTCTTGCGTGCGCGACCTTGAGCACAGCTCATCCATTGGCTCACGCGCATAAGGTGTACGACTGGTGCGCCACTGTCCACCCTCGGGTGAAGACTTGCTAGGCACTTGGCGATATTTATCTGCCCACTCGGAGGTCCACAGTTTCTCCGGCAAATTCCAGCCAGCGGCAGCAGCTTCGAGAATTGCAGCGTATCCATCTTTGAGGTTCATGAGGCCACCTGAATTTCGTGGGTGCGCGCCATTTGGGCCAACTTGTCTTGCAGTGTTTGGCATACGCGTTGCACCTCTGTTTCGATCAAGCCATACACCTTGGCTGGATCTTGCTCGGGTGTGACCAATGGTGTAAGTCGATCAGGCAGCGACAAAAGCTCGGAGCGCGCGGCCACCATGGCGTCATGCACAGCACGGGTCATCGGCGCAATTTCTGCGAGCGTGCCCTTCAACTTAGCCAGCTCGATTTGTTCGCGCTCTGCACGGGTTTGCTCGGTAAGTGTCCGTGCATCCAGCAGTGGACGATGCCCACGGCTTGTTTCAGTGGGCACCACCTTTCCAGCATCAGGCTCTGCGAATGGAAGCTCGCCCGGCATTGAAACTGCACTGCCGGTGATCGCCTCACCAAATACACCCGCTTGGCGTTGGCCGCCACGGGTTGGGTCAGCAGTGAGCGCCATGCCGTGGCGTACAGCCTCCACATCGACTGAGCCATCAGGATGCTTATCGCACCGGCCAGCCTTGATTGCCTTATGAATTGCCGTGTCGCTCACACCCAAAAGGCGAGCACATTCCTTGACCGATACACCGAGCAAGTTGCGACCGAGACGACCCATAAATAAAACCTATTGCAAACCAGTTAAACAAACAAAACAAACCAATGCAAACCAACTAAAAAAACCTGCAACTAGCTGCACATCGCGGCCCGAATTACCCCCATGGGAGGGGGGTGCGGGGAGGACCCGTGATTTTTTTTGTTAGATCAATTTCATTTGGACCTTTGGGATTGCCGTGCGCTTGGCATCGGCGACTGAGCGTCGAAGCTCTATTGCGAAGCGCTCAGTGATGACTCGCTTTGCAATACCTGGCACATCAAGCTGCTGCCGATAACTTGGCTTACTTACGAAGATGATGATTGGCTTGATTGCTGAACCAGATGTGCCAAATGAAGTCTTCTGCCAAACACCAAGTGGCATGCGACCACCACCAGGTCGACCAATGAAATAAGACAGACCACGTGCGCCTGTCCGCTTATTACCTTGAGCCATTGATCGCTTGCGCTTATCAGTGATGTTGGCGCGGTAGCCTTGCTCACTGAATGCTTTGAAGTAGGACAGGATCTGAATGATCTGTCCTCTCGACATATTTCCGTAAGCATCCAACTTTGCAGCGTCACCTGGTAAGGCCGCATAACCTGATGGCACCAAACCCGTACGCTCTAGAGATCGCTCAAATGCTTTGAGCTTTCTTTCACCACCGTAGACCAAGGGCGCTAGATAGTCACGTGCATTAGTTCCACGACCAAATGCCGCTCTGAAATCTACCTCCGCCAGCAACTTGTTTTTCGTTGCTGGGTAAAGGCGAAAGCCACGCATGGTGTAAGGCGTTGGCCGGTCAATCAGGGATGGGAGCTGACGCTCAATCTCTTCTTTCGCAGCTTTCGCTGTGCGCGTCAGTGCCACCGCTGTAGCGTATGGCATTTGGTCACCAGCAATTCGGGCCCATTTGCTGACCACTTCTTCGAGGTCACTTTTGACGCTGAAGGTGATCATGCGAATCTCCAAAGAGAAAGCCCACCAAGGGTGAGCCGGTGGGCTTTTTAATTTAGTGGGATTTCTACCAACGTCTGAAATGTATAGGAAACGTTTTACTACGCAAAATTATTTCGAGCGCTCTTCACGTCCTCGTGCGTACTCTGCCTGCACCAAATGAAGCCGCGCATAAAGAGTACGCAGACTGATGGACAGCTTGCGTGCATTCTCACGTGCTGAGTCTGGTGTGCAGTAGACCTGGTACAGCAGACGTTGATCGAGCTCGGCCAAACTGATCACCCAATCGTGCGTACGGCTCAGCTCAATGTCTTTGATTGGGATGATGGCTTGGCTCACATTGCTTCGCCCCACACTATCCCAGCTTGCACTCATCCCCGCACTGCCTCGACCATGACCGAGTTGCACCCACTGGCCCCACCTGCTTAGATGTTGGTCTACCCACAAAATCATGATGAGGCCACCTTTGCAGATGGCAACGCGATAAATGCAGCAAACGATGCGCCCACCATGACTGCAAAGTCTTGGTCTTTGGCAATGGGGTGTGTTGCTGGAAATGGCGTACCCAAGAACTGCCCACGCTCCATTGCGTAAAAAAGCCCCGCTTCGCCATTCATTGCGCGTCGGATGCAGTCGTTTACATAGTCCTTACCGTAATCAACCCGCTTATCTGTGACCCACTTGGCTGTTTCTGGCATTGTCTGGCGAAGATCAAGCTTCGCACCCTGCTGGCTGGCTGGTCGGTTCATTGCTTCAATCCTAAAAATTGGGAAGGTGGACATGAGGTGGACGCCTGCAAGCCGCATGAATACTCAATCCGTCCATCCGTCCAACCCGTCCACCTATGTGTAGGTAAGCTGCGCCCGTGCGCGTGCGCGCAGACACGCGCCCACGTGTCTGTGTGTGCACGTATGAGAAAGGTGCCCGAGGGGGTGGACGGGTGGACGGATGGAAGTTTTCTAAACAAAATCAACAGCTTGCGGCGTCCACCCCCTATGGACGTGGGGTGGACGTGGTGGACGGATTGGAAGGCGGCGGCGACAGGACCGATTGAACAAACGTGTGAACGTTTACCTAATCGGGGCGTGACCGACCAGCGTGGCATCCAAAAGCCACCAAAAGCCGCTACGTTGCTTAGAAATGGGTTACAGCGGTAAGTCATCGTCCTCACTCGCTTCGGGGCCACTGTGGGCCACACTTGTGTCGACAAGCGCGTTTTCAGGCGTTGCCAATGGGGGTGGCGGGGGACGCCGCAGAAAACCACGCGTTCGCTTACCCGTTGTTTGTCTATGTTTGTCAAAGCCCAACACGCGCATGGCATTACCAATGCGCGTGTCCATGTTGCCCGCACCGTCGATACGATCTGCTTTGATGAGCAAAGCCCGCTCATAAATCTCAGCGCGACTAAAGAAATCGCGCTTCGCGTTCACAGGGGAATTAGGGTCGTCATGCTTGTCAGGTAAATCGCGATTGACATACGCATCAATGATGTCTTCCCATGTATCAGTGCGCTTGAATGGGGCCTGCTCGGGAAACAC